TTGTTCTTTCGCGCTAAAGCCAAAAAACGGCCTAGTCTTATTGTTCATTGCAGCTTTCTTAGACTCAGTTGCACGGCTAAAGAATATTTCTGCTTGGCTTTGACTAGCTCTGGAAGTCATTGCACTTAACATTTGACCTGTAAACTGCAAGTCAGGTCTTGTTCCTCTTCCTCTGCTGTTTCTAAATGCTGCATAAAGTGGGGTGTACTTTTTAAACGACCCACCTTTAAAACCTTTTCCCTTACTTGTTCTGGCTTCAATAATATTGATACCAGCCTGAGCAGTGATAGATAGTGCTTTCTTGATGCTTGCTGAAAGCTCTTCACCCCTCTTGCCTACACGCCTTCTAACGTCATCAATATTATCGGTAATCTTAACCTGCATTATCTATTCAGCCGCTGGCCAACAGGCTGCTTTTCGTCATAGTCAACAGTGCCGTCACCATCTTCGTCATAGTCAACGCCATCAGCCAATACAGACTCTAGCTCTTCACCATATCGGGCTTTGTAAAAGTCGATCATGTTTCCGAATCGATCACCATCTACCCAGTTAGTCAACTGCGGTAGAGCATAACGCCATAGAACTAAATAAGCCGAAGCCATAGTAAACTGCGTTGCTGTGAGCTTAGTATTGTCCATCTCGCCAGCTATATTCTTGCGGGGCCACCACTTAATCCGTAGCTCTCGTTGTATGTCTGCCTGCGCTTTCGGGTGTTCCAATACAAAAGACTCGATGCCAAGATCGAGAATATCAGGTATCAGTTTTAATAAATCTGCATCGCTTGAATAAGCCATTACCATTTCACCTTATCTGCCCAGTATGCCGCTGATGCTGTCTTATCTTTGCGGCCTCTTGCTATGTCTTTCGCAAACCTAGCCTTAAACGACCTGCGTTTAGCCTTGTCTGCTTCTGATTCATTCTTGCGGGGTGGCTTATTGTCTGCACCCTTCTGGCCGAATCTAATTAGCTTTATCTTGTCGCCTTCTTTAGCAAGTACAGCATGGCTTTTAGTCCCATGCTTAGGGGTGCGCTTGGGCTTGTTGTAACCCTCGAACCTTTCACCGCGATAAGTTATAGCCATATAAACCTCTAATAAAAGCCCCCTCCGAAAAGGGGGCGATTAGTCTTACAGTGCAGCGTCAGACAGAATCTCAACACCGAATGCATCGTCAAGCTCGGCTACGCCATATACAGCAGTAGCGTTCAGCTCGAAGGCACGCAGAGATTCATCACGCTGAGGCGCAATGTTGAAGTCACGCTTCATAGCGATCATCAGAGCTTCAGGAGCAAATACAGCGCCCTTAGCGTCGTCAGAACCGTCGATAGCTACGTTGGCAGACTCGTATACGTTGATGCCAGCGATAGTACCAACATAACCGTTGCGCATTGCTTCGTTCTGCAAGTCGCCACCGTTGGGGTTAGCAAAGGTGTTGGTCAGGTTAGCTTTCAACTGGTATGCCTGATAAGGATGTACAACAGCATTGATAACGCCAGTAACCTTGTTAGCACGCAGAGTAGCAGCAGCCTTGAACAGGTCAGCTACAGTGATCTCAGCACCAGCAGCACCGATAGAGCTAGAGAAGCCGTCAAACAGGGCAATCAGGTCAGTATCGATCTTAGTAGCGATAGCGTTACCGAGAACAGTTCCCAGCTCAACAGCAGGGTTGCCGTCACCGTAAGTAGCCATGTCAGTCAGCAGAACCTGTGCGCCTACTTCGCCAACAGTTACAGAAACTGAGCTAGTAGATACAGTGGTGCTTGACATGTCAGTGCCTTCGGTCAGGTCAGCAGCAGCGATTGCTGGGTACTTAGGAACCTGAATGGTCTTGCCAGCCTGGGCTTGGATGTTGTACTGAGTTACCAGACCCATCATTAGTGATTGCTCTTCGGCAGTGAAACGAGCCTGAGCGACGATATTGACGAACAGGTCGTCGAGAGTTGTTGAAGTTGTTGCAGCCATGATAAATGCCTCTAAATAAAATTAAATTGTGGTTTGGGTGGTTACTTTTTCTTCATAGCGGCAAATGCTTCTTTCCCGCCATTTTCCCAGTTAGCAACCATATCTGCCACAGATTGAGGCTTCTGCGTCGAGCCACCAGCGTTACCCATCGAGCCAGTGCCACCTTGGGAGGCTTTGACCATATGTGGGTTTACTGTCAAGAACTCTGCTACCATCTCATTGACTGATAACAAATCACCGCTGTCATTGTAACGCGGCACTCCGTTAGCGTCTAGCACCTCAACCGTGCCGTCATCTGACAGTCTGGTCTGGTCTTTTAGTAGCTGAGAGACTTGATTAGGATTCACAGCGTTATTGTTAGAAGCCGCACCCAGAATCGCTCCATCTACTAGCGTCTGCTGCAACTTGCTTTTGTAACTCTGTATCTCCGCGTCTTTCTTTTCAACCGTTTGCTTCAGGACTTTATCGAACTCCCCGCGTTCTTTCTGTCGCTCTAGCTCTGCGGCTTCTTTCTTGGCCAGCAGTTCTTTTGCTTCATCAAGGTCAACGCCAGATAGTCGTTTGTCGAACTTGCGCTGCTCTCTGGCAACACGATCCGCAACAATGCGGTCTAGTTCTTCCTGAGTAAAGGTCTTACTTTCCTGAGTTTCTACTGCCGCAGTTTCAGTCTCTGCTTCTGTTTCCATGATTTCATCGCTCATGTTACGAACCTCTTAAAGAGTATTGGTGAATCTTTACTATAACATATATTTACTTTTTGGTTTTTTTCTTCTTCTTCTTTGGTCGTCCAACCTTGCTACCGTATGTACCTTTACCTTGTGGCATGATTATTCCTCTTCAAATACTGGTCTAAATGAATGCCCGCAGTTATAGCCGCCGCGAACAATGAAAGGGTCACCAGCGGCTTTACCAGCCCAACTGCCTGACCACAAATCTTGGATTTCTTCATCAGTAAACGTCTTACCCTCATGCTCTCGACAAAAAGGTCTCGACGTTGCAATTAATCGGCCAACATACTTCCATTTGGTTGCGCCAGATTGTTTGCCTATTGCAGTATTAACCGATGCATCGAACTGCATAAGGCTATCGTGTACCTGTTGCTTTGCATACTGTGAAAGCCTGCCGCCTGCTACTTCTTGTATGACCTGAACGCTTGCAGCAAAACTAGCACCAGTCAGAGTGTTCCTATATATCTCTCGACTAATAGCGTCCAGATACTCTGCGCCTATATCTTGAAAGCCTTGAAACTGCAATGACTGCAATTGACTTATGATGCGAGGATCAAGTTGTGTGAAGGTGCCGTATGTTCCCAGCATTTCATAGGTACTGGCAGCAACAGCCGTATACTCCCTGACTATTCTGTCTACCTCAGCAAGATACTCTTCTTCAACTATCTGCCGTATCTCTGCCCTTGCTTGAATAGCCCACTCTAAATCGAATAGGTTGCCATCCTGCAATGGGGCTGTAGCGAGCAACTCAGTAATCCTTTGCTCCAGAGTAACCAGTGCTGCGGCTAACTGTCTCTGATGGGCATCAGCTATCTGATTAAGCTCTTCAACGTGATCAACGTCTGCTGGCATTAGCTTTCTTCAACTACCTGCTCGTTAAACTGACCTAGCATCTGTGTGCCAGATTCTATCTCTGAATGCGCTCTAGCTAACTGCTCATCATCAAGGATAAGATCGCTAATCTTCTTGTCAATTTCCTGAGATAAAGTAACAGACCTAACGCCTGATGCCTTCATCTGCTGCAGGAATAGTAGCTCTTTATCGTAATCACGCAGGTCAAATGCGTCTGGGTAGAATATCTCCACATCGGGGGTGACATCTTGCCAATCACAGAACAACTGCCACAACTGCTCTTCTGCCAGTTCTAAGATGTCGGCCTTCTCCGCTAGCTTGGCATTAAGCATCTGAAACTCAGTCTGCATAGCAACGCCAGACATCACCTGAGCATCAGTACCGCGCACAGCACCCATATGGCTCATGCGGTTGATTGACTCTACCTTATCGGTTATCGATGCACGTACAGCGTCTAGGTTCTGACCGCTAGGCTGTAACTGATAGGGTTTCAACTGTGCGTCCATATCATCGGGCAGATTGATTATAGCTCCAGCCCCTGCACTTGCGTCAGTGCCAAATGATTTAACCAGTGTCGGGTGGTTAGAGATACGGATTAGCTGCTCGATCTCTGATAGTTCCTGATAGATAGCTCTCTGCATATAGGATGCATCTGCTATATCACTTATCCCTATGCCTCTAGTGACTGAGCGTTGCGCAGGTAGGAACACGGCAGGGATGCGACCCAGCACGTTGTCATCTACCTCAATCATCTTGTCTAGGTCATTAACTGAGTGCCATTGCTCTACGCGGTCTTTATACCAAACGCGGTAGTATGTCTCTGTGGTTGTCTCATCAACACGGATAACACTCTCTCTGACCTTCAGGTAGTCAAGCTCAAAGCGACCACTAGGGGTTCGAGCATAGTTCCAGTCAAGAACATTCTCAGGGGTGAACATGGTTACATAGGGCCTAATGTCTTGCTCTAGCTCTTCTGCCTTCGTTCCTGCTGTAGACTTAGGCTTGTCCATCATTAGCCAAACATGGCCATACACGCTAGACCAAATCTGAGCTTCACGCATAAACGCATTAAAGCTGCGACCATCAAGATCAGCATCCTTTAAGAAAGGCTCAAGGGCCACGTTATTAGCTGCGCTGTTGTATGCTCTAGTAGGCGGTACACGCCATAGGAAACTGCTGAAAACGTGGATAATGTTCTTACAGTGATTGTCTAATGGAGTCAGATCAAGTCTGCGGTCATAGTCGTCTGTTGTTTCGGATATGTAGCGCGTTAGGTATGCGCCATTGAAGTAATCTTGCCCACCCATGTAGCTGCGAACATAAAACTCCCAGCGTGCTTCGTACTTATCATAATCAGGGTGCGTTGTATCTGCGTTCAATCTCATCAAGTCCACCTTTGTGGTTGTGG